GCCTATGCTGACGACAACAAAGGTACTAACCTTAGCTTTACCGATAAAAACCAGCGGTATCAAGGCTACTATAGCGACTACACAGAAGCTAATAGTAGCGACTACAAGAAATATACGTGGGTTGATAGGTTGGCGAATGTGCAGGTTGGTGGGACGAATTTAGTTAGAGGTACTGCTAACTTTTCTTCGGGTTGGGCTTGGAATACTAAGGTTGCGACAATTACGGACATTATCGATAAGTTCAACGTATATCATGGTACGTCTACCGGTACAGATACAGCTTCGAATAACTATGATGTTCGTTTTGACAACGCTTTAACTGTTCTCCCTGATACTGAATACACTTTATCGTTTTGGGTAAAAGGTAGTGGAACTATATACAGTCATTTCTTCCCAAGCTGTGTAGCATACGGTATTAATAGTGATGGTAAAACTACTACAGCAGCTGATGGATTTATTACTCATACGCTGAAATCGAATTGGGAACGATATTGGATAACTTGGAAGACGCTACCCACCGCAAACGGACTCAAAAACGTGTTGCCGTGCCGTCAAGTTTCTACTGCTAAATCCGAAGTGTGGCTTTACGGTGTTAAGCTCGAAAAAGGCAAGATACCCACAGACTGGTCACCAGCTCCAGAGGATTACGACAACGCCCTGACCACAGCGAAATCAGAAATCAAGCAGACAACAGACTCAATCAAAGCGAGTGTGTCTGCGTTGGATAAATCAACGGTTAAGAGTGCTAGCTTGACTATTAATACAGATGGAATCGTTATGAAGGCTGGCAAGTCAACGACTGATGTTGCTAATGCGATTGGTTCTTATTTTGCTGTTAATCAGAATGCTATCAATCTGTTTTCTGACAAGATTAACGTCAAAGCGAATATGATTGTCAATGGGGCTATTACGTCAGATAAGATTGCTGCGGGAGCTATTAATGCGGATAAGATTTCAGCTAGTGGTATTACTGCAGATAAAATCAAAGGTGGCATGTTACAGTCTAAGACGAATACGACTAAGTTTGATTTGGATTCAGGAAAACTTTTCTATAACAGTAATAATACTGGGATTTTCCGTATTCAAAACAACGCTAGTACGATGGGGCTTAAGTTTTCAAATACCAATATTACTGTTAACGGAAGCAGTCATATCTTGTCTCGTGTGATTTTGGGTGGTGACCGACGTGAGACAACGCTTGACGATGGTAAGTGGGATCAAGGTGGATTTTCTGGAATTGTCGTAGAAACAATCAATGGTATAGCGGCAAATGAGCATGACAAAGCGGATACTGTTCGGGTGGTTGCGGATAATATTTACTTTACTCATAGTTATAACAAAGATGTTGCGACTAATACATCTGCTGCAGGATGGAAGATGGAGACATTCAGTCCAAATTCAACTTACACAGGTCACATTGTCATGAAGCCATTTGGAATCAATTATCGGTATGCTGACATTGTAACGGGTGATGTTCGACTCGATAATGGAGATGGTTCTGGGTATTGGGTGCGAGGATGTATTCAAGTTTTAAGAAATTGTTTTCAACATTTTCTTAATGGTGGAACGTCAAATGATGCCAAAAATGCTATCAGAAATGCGTTAAAAGATATTTCAGGAGTTTAATATGGATAATACTAATCTTAATCAAAACATTCAATCAAAGCTTGCTTTACAAGTTGCGCAGTTAACGCTGGATAAAGCGACTTTGGAAACACAATTTGAACACTTACAACAACAATTTGCAGAGCTTCAACAGCAACTAGAAGAAGTTACTGCACCAGAAGAAATAAAAGAAGGAGAATAACATTATGACACTTGAAACAATTAAAACAACTCATCTAGTAGGTAATCTAAAAATTGAAGAAACTCTTGTTAAACAATATGTTGTAGATATTAATGAAAAAGGTGTCTCAACAGTTGGTGAGTATATTTACGATTCAGATTTGTATGCTAAAAATCGTGCTGAACTTCGTAAACAAGAGGCTGATTTTCGAGCAAAGCGCTATGAGGTTGAAGATGCTATCTTGAATGAGTTAGAAAACGAAAGTAATCCTGATTAGAAAGTAGAGGGGCTTATGGTAGGACAAGATGTTATCCATGAAGCCATGCAGACCACATGGACGGCAGATAAGGTAGGGGGTGTTTTGGCAGTAGCCATTATCGTTGCTATCTTTCTGCTGATTAGTGGAATGATTTGGGTCATTAAAAAATTGATTACAGGCTTTCAGGACACTAACAAGCAACTATTGGATTCTAACAATAGGATTGCAACTGAGAATCAACAGCAGATGGCAAGACTGACCGAAGCGGTTAACAATCTATCGTCTGAAACTCGCAAAGACATCTCAGTCTTGCAAGAGAAAGTGGACGGTTTAGAAGATGTTGTCAGGAACACGCAGATGTTTTAAGTATGCGCGGTAATGCGCAGTGAAACGCAGAAAGGAAAAGACTATGAATGATGTTATTAAAGTTTTATCAGCTTTATGGGACAGTGGAATTATTACAGCAGTAGCGTATTTTGGTATTAAACTACTAAAAGCACATACTAAGAACAAAAATATTGCTATGTTTACAGTGTGGGCAGAACAAGCGGTCAATTATGCAGAATATACTTATAAGACTGGTCCAGAAAAACGAAATGCAGCTTACAATTTTATTGTAAAACGACTTCGTGCCAACAATTTAATTGGCAAATTTAGCACTGAACAAGTTTACGGTGCAATTGAAAAAGCAGTAGCAGAACTGCAAAAGGCAGGTGAAGCTAATGAAGAAGAATGATTATTTTATCGACGTGTCAAGCTATCAATCGGCAGATTTAACAGCTATCTGTCAAGCGGCTGGTACACGTAAAACGATTATCAAGGTTAGCGAGGGAACTGGCTATCTTTCACCTAATCGCTTCACACAGGCACAAACGAGTGAACCAATCGGCTATTATCACTTTGCGCGTTTTGGCGGTAATGTCAGTCAAGCGGTAGCAGAAGCGAACTATTTTTTGGCTAACTTGCCAACTAAAACACCTTACCTTGTCTGCGACTATGAAGATAGCGCTAGCACATCAAAACAAGCTAACACTAATGCAGTGTTGGCTTTTATGGATAAATGCTCACAAACTGGTTATCAGCCGATATACTACAGCTATAAGCCTTATACACTGGCTAATGTTTACTATGAACAAATTATTGCTAAGTATCCAAACAGCTTATGGATTGCAGCCTATCCAAATTACGATGTCACGCCAGACCCAATCTGGAGTATCTTCCCAGCACTTGATGGTATTCGATGGTGGCAATTCACTTCCACAGGGATTGCTGGTGGGCTTGATAAAAACGTCGTGTTATTAGATGATAACGAAACAACACAAAGTACAATTACAATCAAAGGAGAAGAAACTATGGACTTTTTATTTAACATTAAAGGTGACCCAGCTTGGAACGAAGGTACACTTTATTTTTATAACGGACACACAAACCAAGTGCGCGCACTAGCGCATGTTGACGAAATGAAAATCATTCAACAAATTTACAAAGATAATAACGGGCATGATATTCCCTCATATAATTGGAGTAACTCTGCTCCTTGGTACGTTCGCTTCTTTAGAGCGCTGAATCCAGATTCAACATCTGCGGAGATTAAAGAAGCTATCAAAACGACTAAAGAGCAATCAAAAGCGACTGTGGATGCCATTACAGCAGAGATTGCTAAATCTAAAGATATTCCACAAAAAGTAGAAGTTACAATAAAGGATAAATAAAAGTGTTTTATTACCGCTCAGACTGGTTTCTGGGCGGTTTTTTTGATATAAACTAATATAAAAATCACAGTAAAACCATAGTGAAGTTTATATATAATCTATGCAAATTTAATAGATTTTATAGTGAAATTGCTACAAAACTAATGACAAAATTTGTCGATAAGTATATAATGGTAGTGTAGGGTAGTAACCTACATTATCATTAAGGAGGGGATTTTTATGGCAGTATTGACAAAAACTACAGAAATTGTAGTACATGATTTGCGTAAAGTGTCAGAAGTGTTTAATGCTAAACCAAATCCCTCAAAAGCAGCTTTTGACCGTATAAAAAAAGCAAAAGAAAATCCAATTTATAGGGGTAAAACCAAAGAATGACTGTTTCTCTTGTTGATTATCGTTTTTGGAATGGTAACTTAGCAGAAGCAGCGCGAATGTTTGATTGTGAAGTACCTGAAATTAATGAGTATTTTATAGAAAAAGCAGATGGAAAAGTTGAGGGAGAACGTTTAATTTTAATTGCTGATAGCAAGCAAGTTTTTGGTTTCATATCTTTATCTATAGATACAATTAAGATTACATCTGTTGAAAAGCTCACATATCCAATTTTAAAAATTAATGCGATTGGGATTGATAGGCAACATCAATGTTCTGGTTACGGAACACAATTAATTTTAGCAGCGTTTCGATTGGCTTTGAATGTTAATCAAGTCATTCCAATAGACGGTGTGTACCTTATTGCTTTGCGAGATGCAGTTGAGTTTTATGAAAAATTTGATATTAGAAACTTGAATGCACCGCCAGAATGGGTTATGACTCAACAAGAATTTCAAATGGCGATTAATATCGCTGAAATAGTATCTTTAGGAGTAGAGCCTTACTCTAATGTTGAACATTTGATTTAATAGATTGATTCACCTCTAGTCTTTATGGCTAGGGGCTTTTTTATTTTTCCCGACGTCGGGAAAATTGATAATTAAGCGACTTCATGCTATAATAATACTATCGCAAGTTTAAAACAACTAACTAAATAATTTAGTGCAGATTGTTTGACAGCATGCTAAAGTTACATGCTTAATAGCTCGTTACGCTAACGGTGGGATACTGTCGTTAGATAAGTAATCAATCTTTGATTGTTGCGAAGTGAGAGAATAGCAAGAGTGCGTGTGACGTGGAGAATATGTGTAATTAGGTTAAATCTATACGGTGGTGGCGATAATAGACGTCTCTGTGAGAAATAACCCTGCAAAGCCCAAGTTTGACCGCTTGAAGCAAGTAGGGAGTTGTCAAAATAAGCCATTGTGCGCATTGACGAGTGAAAAGCTCGTTGCTTACACTAAAAGGTTGTACAAGTAGCCCAAAAGCGCAAGTGATAAATTGGATATATTGTCACATACTATGATTCTGAACGTTGGGTGAACGTTGGAGGTAACCATTCCTGCCTAGTCATTGAACCTCTTAGGAAGTTGTGAGGTAGCTCCTCATAGCTCAGACCTAAGACGACTATCAGCTAATAAGTTGCATCTATTTGAAGCAGAGCGAAGGCTCATTAGTTAGTTGTTTTAAATTTGTGATAAATCCGTACTACTGAGGTGGTATGTGATGGAGAGCTAACAAAGGTTAGCTCTTTTTTATTGTCGTTATAACCACAAAAACAAGAAAAGTCCGTTTTAACGGACAAAAATTTTAAAAAAATATCAAAAAAGTTTATAAAAAGGGTTGACTACTGCATTGTAATGTAGTATAATATAATCAAGATAAGGAAAGGGGGTGAAACAAATGAATCACTTAGATGAATGGCTCGCAAGAGCAACGGTTGCAACTGGTATTCTGGTAGCAATATCTAAGGAAGCTCGCTCTTGGCTTTCACTAAAACAAGAGCAAAAGAAAAAAGCGAAAATCGCTCCAAAATATCCAAGCAGGAAACGATAATCGCTGAATAGCAAAGAGAGCGAAAGCTCTCCTTGCCTTTATTATATGATATGAGAGGGCAAAAATCAAATGAAATTAATTATTATTATTGCAATGCTAGCTATTTTTATTGCGTTGTACGCAGGAGATAAAAAATGACTATTGCTGATTTAGATAAAATCAAAAAACTATTAGAAACAACTACTGCTTATCGAATTTCAAAAGCGACTGGAATTGGTGAAACCACAATCAGTCGTTGGACAACTGGAAAAACACCACTTGAAAAAATGAGTTTTGAAAATGCTATTAAGCTTACACAATATGCAAATGAACGTGAGGGAAAAATAATGAACGCAAAAGAAATACTTGAACAAACCAAAAACAATGAAGTGCAATACGCAATTGTAAATGATAAAGGCGATGTATACTGCAATAGAGACACAAATAATATCATGGATATTTACGGCTTAACAGACGAAGAAAACGGTCATTTCTATGGTGTGTATGGTGATGCTGTAGGCGGTCAAATTGATAGTCGAAATGCTTCTGATGAAGTAATTTTACAAGCTATTGAATTCATGCTAACGCTTGGTAAAGCTGTTAGACGTTCTGATTTAAACTTTTCAGATTTCAAACGTACTTATTACCAAGGGAAACTTATTCAAGAAGCTAGAAGGCAAAGACAAGCTAACCAAAAATGTCAAGAATGGCTTAAAAATCACAAAGAGTTAGTTCCTGAAACAATCATTGAACACAAAAATTTTGGAAAGGGAAAGATTATAAAAGTTGAAAATCTTGATAAGATTGAACTTGCCACAATTTACGTCGATTTTGAAAATAAAGGCAACAAGCGATTAGCTTTAGCTGCTCTTATCGAAAACGACTCAATAAAAGTTTTGTAAAAACAAAGGCGGTCTAAACTGACCGTCTTTTCAATGCAAAATAAAAAGCCTTGTCCAAAAAGCTTGTGGTGGGGAATAGGTGGGAACAAGTGCTGGAAACGGTGTTGTAGCAAGGTTTTGAGTTTTTTACTAAAAAAATAAAAAGGTACAAGTTTGCACCTTTTAGAGAGCATTATAATAAGCTTGGACAAGTTCGACAAAATCTTCGATATCATAGTCCGTACCGAAATAATCATTAGCGGTTTCTGTCCAGTAATCAGTTGGATCAACGTGGTCAGTACCACCAAGGTAAAGGCTGACCATTTCATGTGTCCAAATGGTTCCTTCGCCATCTTCTTGACCAAGTGTTACAGGAAGGTCATATTTTTTGAGCATGTAGGCAGTATAATAAGCTGCATTTGCTAGTTGCTCGGCGAAGCCTTTTTGCGAATCCTCATGTGTTAATTCAAATTGAATGTAATAAGGATTGGCATTGGCACCTGCGCCTTGAGCTTTGTAACCTTCATCAGCAATACGAAGAATGGTATCACTATCAATGAAAGAATGGACAAAGACACCTTCTTTATCATAATTTTGCACCATATAATTCACTTCGCTTTCAATCGTTGAATTGTCAACGCCAGTATCATGAATAATTACTCCAAGAGGCTTGCCATCATCTGTCTTATAAGCGGCTTGTTCAAAACTACTTTTAATGTCATCAGTAATATCAGCATGCGAATAACCGAGTGTTTCAGCGATATAAGCATTAATAGTATTATCCTGCTCAAGAGAAATATCATTCGTGTCGATATAGTAAGTATCGCCGTTCATGCTAAATTGGGCTAATGTGGTATCTTCGTCATTGAGCATAGCATCATAGTAATAGGCACTAATTGTGATTGCAGTATTTTCACTAATTTTGCTGCTAGAACCATCGTCGGTGTATATAATAGCGTCAGAAGTAGATACCGTAGCTCATAAGAATTGGCATCTGATAAATCCAAACTTCCGTCTGAAGCTAAAGTTGTGACTCCTGAAAAAATCAGTTTAGCGAGAATTAGGACAAGTGCGACTGCTGCCGTGACAAGCCCAGTTAGTGCTATTATCTGAGATTTTTGTTGTCGTTTTCTACGTGAATAATTTCTTGTTGGCATAGTTTTACTATAAGTTTTAACCCTTAAATTAATATTAATTTGAGGGTTAAAATTGTTGATTTTGACATTAAAAATCAC